ACAATGCGACTTGGCAAAATATGTTGGATCACGACCAAGATTCATGGGTGCAAGCGGTGAAGATGGATGAGTTAATCCGTAACGGTGTCAGAGGCACAACCGAAAAACTGTATCTCCACCAATCCTTGCAACCACTAACCGAATGTGATTTCGACCCTGCGCGAGACCAGATTGATATGTTCAACAATGAATGTGAAGGAATTTGCGGGATTTGATGTCACCCACTCAACTGATATTGGGGTGATATGAGCGTAACAGATGTGAAAAAAGTTAGACTCACACAGTTAGATGGCACATTGCCTAACCTTGCCCTAATGAAATTATCTCATTACCACAAGGCTAAAGGCGATGAAGTCCACTTTTACAAAGCAGCAATAAAAGATATGTTTGAGCCAGATTATGACATTGTATATGGTTCATCAATTTTTACCTTTAGCAAAGATAAGAGAGATAGGTTTCTTAATTCATTTCCTAATGCTGTTGTGGGTGGTACTGGTTTTGGTAGTAAAACAACTGTTGAACATTTAATAGGTAGTCCAGTTTACGAAAATTATGATTATGAAATTTATCCTGAGTTTGAAAATAGTATTGGATTTTCTCAGAGAGGGTGTAGACTAAAATGTAAGTTTTGTGTTGTCGGCGAAAAAGAGGGGAAGAATTCACATAGCAATTGGATAGATGAAATATGGCGAGGCAATCCCCACCCGAAAAACATTCTATTGCTTGATAATGACTTCTTTGGTCAGCCCGATTGGGAGGTTAAAAGTAAACAAATAATCGAAGGAAAGTACAAGGTGAATTTTAATCAAGGAATTAACATACGCTTAATTACCGATGAGGTTGCTGAAACACTACCAAGCATTAAATATTATGATGTAGATTTCAAAACGAGAAGGCTTTACACAGCTTGGGATAATCTTGGAGATGAGAAAATTTTTTTGAGAGGTGTAGATAAGCTGTTAAAAAATGACATTCCACCTAGACACCTTATGGTTTATATGTTGATAGGCTATAAGAAAAACGAGACTATGGAAGACATTATGTATCGTTTCGATATGCTGAATGATCTAGGTTGTGTTCCATATCCGATGGTTTACAATAACGAAAGCAAAGAATTAAAGAGATTTCAACGATGGGTGATCAGACATTACTATGAGTTTATTGATTGGCAAGACTACACAACAACAAGATCATCCTTTTACAAAGATGATGCACAAGAGGAAATATTATTTGCAGGGCAATAATATCCCTTGATGAGCATAAAGACTGAAAATGGTCGGCGCGGGTTTCCATGTCGGAAGCACAAGATATGAGAGTTGAAAGGATAAATTCCTCAGAAGCTCATCCTATGATCTTAAACATTCATTATGCAAAACGATTACCAAGCATTTCTTATGCGTTTGGAATTTTTTATGGGAGCAATCTTGAGGGGGTGGTGACTTACGGTATGCCTGCTTCTCCGTTTGTCTGCTCTGGAATTTGTGGAGAAGAATACAAAGAAAAAGTTATAGAGTTGAACAGACTGGTTTTGAGAAGCAACAAAAAAAATGAAGCATCTTTTTTGATTTCAAATAGCATCAAATTATTGCCAAAGCCAATGATTATAGTTAGCTATGCGGATAGTGATAAAAACCACAGTGGCTATGTTTATCAGGCCAGCAACTTCTTTTTCGGCGGTACTTCATCTGAAAGAACGGATATAGCTCCCGAAGATGGAAAGCATCCACGACACCACCTTGGCGACAAATCAAAAAGAGTTAAGAGAAGCGCAAAGCATAGGTATTTTTTCATACACGCATCTAAGACAGACAGGAAAAAGATATTAAAAAATCTGAGATGGAAAATTGAAGAAAAACCTCCAAAACAAGGCAAAAATTTTGTTTCTGAGAAAACTATAAATTTTTGCGAGCAAAAAAGATTGTTTTTATGAGCATAAAGACTGAAAATGGTCGGCGCGGATTTCCGTGTCAGATGTTCAATACACCAGTTTCAATTACGATGTGGTTGTATGGGAGAGAATCATTGGTGACAAAAGACGAGCGCACAAGATATGAAAGATTGTCAGATTTGGGGTGTGCAGTCTGTAGAAAACCAGCGCAAATTCACCATCTGATAGGCTTGCGTTATCGTGGAATTGGCCAAAGAGCGCACTGGACAAACACAATCGCGCTTTGCGAGGAGCATCACACTGGGGAATACGGCATCCACGCGATCGGCCAGAAAACATGGGAGAAACAATTCGGGAAGCAAGAGCGTTTTCTCGCACAACAAGATAGACTGATTACTTTTTTGAAATAGCAGCGACCAGCACCGGGCGTTTTTTGTGCTAAACTTGATTCTTCCTTACCCTCCATCAGTCAATCAATACTACCGGATGTGGCGCGGGCGAATGGTTAAATCGCCAAAAGGCACAAGTTATGCAAAAGATGTGGCATATTCCTGTCGGAATGAGGGGATAAGGGTGGAGTTGGACTGTCGATTGAAAGTGGATATACTTGTTTTCCCCCCGGACAACAGGCGCAGGGATTTGGACAATGTTCTAAAAGCCATATTGGATTCGTTGGAAGATGCAAAGGTGTTCAAGGATGATTCGTTGATAGATGATCTCAGGGTGAGAAGAATGGACACATTCAAGGATGGCAAAATAGAGATTGGAATAGAGATCATAGAGTTATGAAACAACAAGTTAAGCGAAGTAAAATCAAGGAAAACCCCAATAATCCTAGAATAATCAAAGACCACAAATACTATTTGCTTGTTAAGTCACTGCAAGAGTTCCCTGAAATGCTAAAGCTGAGACCTATTGTAGTTGATGAAGATATGATGGTGCTTGGTGGTAACAAGAGATTGAAGGCAAGTAAAGATGCAGGGCTTAAAGAGGTGTGGATTGAAATAGCTGAAGGGCTTACTGAAGAACAAAAAAAAGAATTTGTTATTAAAGATAATACAAATTATGGAGAATGGGATTGGGACATATTGGCAAATAAATGGGATAGCGTTCAACTTATTGAATGGGGTGTAGATGTATGGGAAAATCAAGATGATATAAAAGCCGAACCGATAGCAGGGCTGACTGATGACGATGATGTTCCAGAGGCAGAAGAAAGTATATGCAAGGCAGGGGATATATGGGGACTGGGCAACCACCGCCTGTTGTGCGGGGATGCGACAAAGAAGGAAGATGTGGAACGATTGATGGGTGGAGAAAAAGCCGACATGGTATTCACCGATATTCCTTATGGGATTGATTATAGTGGCGGTCGGTCTCAAACAGTAGCGAGAAAGAGTTATGGAAAAATTGAGGGCGACAAAGACAAGGATATTTCCTGTTTTGTGAAATTAGTTAGTGATTACGGTTATAAAAGAGATTCATATATTTGTGTCTCTCCGGTTAATTTGAAACCAGTATTTGAAGTCATTGACAAATATGACGCTTGCATTGTATGGAAAAAAAATACGCCGGGACTAGGATATCAATGGGTGCGAAGATATTGTGAGTTCATCGTATTTTCCAGTAATAGGAAAAAAGCAAAACATGATAATAGTGAGTTTGATTATTGGGATATATCGACCGATATAAAAACAGAATACAAACATGGGACTCAAAAGCCAGTAGCATTGCCGACAAGAGCTATCGAATTCTCAAGCGTTGTAAATGATTTAGTTGTTGATTATTTCCTCGGTTCAGGTTCAACACTAATCGCCTGTGAAAAGACCAATCGTAAGTGTTATGGCATGGAGATTGATCCACATTACTGTGATGTAATAGTTAAACGCTGGGAAGAATTCACCGGGAACAAGGCGGAAAAGTTAGATGGCAAGACCGAAAAAGTATAACATCGACAAAAAACAAGTTCAAAATCTCGCTAGATTTGGCTGTACCAATGTCGAAATAGCAGATTTTTATGGGTGTGATGAAAGCTTAATCCGGCACAGTTATTCCGAATATCTGACAAAAGGGAGATCAGAACAGAAATTACGATTAAGGCAGCTTCAATGGGCATCTGCTGAAAAGGGAAATATCGTAATGCAGATATTTCTGGGTAAGAACATTCTGGGTCAAACCGACAAGCAAGAAATAGCTTTAGATGCTGATATGAGTTTGGAAGTTCAATTCATAGGATAGTGGAAAACCAACGTGGTCGTATAAAATTATCAAAAGCATTTAGGCCATTATTTAAGCCCAAAAGATATAAGGTTTATTACGGTGGTCGAGGTGCTGGTAAGTCATGGTCATTTGCTTATGCCTTATTGATTATTGCTGCAAGAAAAAAAACCCGTGTGTTGTGTACAAGAGAAGTTCAGGCATCATTGCGGGATTCAGTACATAAGTTGTTAAGCAGTTGTATAGAAGCTAACAATTTACAAAAGTTTTTTACAGTCACAAGAGATGGTATCTGCGGAAACAACGGTTCAGAATTTATCTTTCACGGTCTAAAACAAGACCCAATGCAGATTAAGTCATTAGAAGGTGTAGACATTTGTTGGGTAGAGGAAGCACAGAGGATTAGTAGTGAGTCATGGGATATATTAGTTCCGACGATCCGTAAGAAAGGTTCAGAGATATGGGTGAGTTTTAATCCAAATTTAGAATCAGACCCGACTTACCAAAAGTTTGTAATCAACCATAGAAATGATTGTTTTTTAAGGAAGGTTAATTATGACGAAAACCCTTTCTTAGGTGATGAGTTAAAGGCTGAACTGAACTATCTGAAAGCAGAGGACTATGACCATTATAAGCACATTTGGGAAGGAGACTGTAAAACCTTCTCAGTGTCGCAGATATTCAGACACAAATTCCATATAACAGATTTTGTTGCCCCTGAAGGAACTGTGTTTTATTATGGATTAGACTGGGGTTTCTCTCAAGACCCTACAGCGGTGTTAAGATGCTATGTTTGTGATAACATCTTATACATAGATTATGAAGCAGGCGGTAGGCAGGTAGAATTAGACAACACTTATAAGCTAATAGATTCCATACCAGAAGCAAAAAAATACACAATAAGGGCAGATTCAGCTAGACCAGAGAGTATCAGTTTTATAAAAAGACAAGGTTATAAAATAGAATCAGTGTATAAATGGAAAGGTAGTGTTGAGGATGGGATTGAATTTATTAGAAGTTTCAGGCAAATTTACATACATTCAAGGTGTTTAGAGGTGGCAAGTGAGTTTGTTAAATATAGTTACAAGGTAGATAGAGCAACAGGTGATGTTTTGCCACATATAGTCGATGCACATAATCACTTCATAGACGCATTAAGGTATGCACTTCAGCCAATGATAAAGTGTAAAAACACAAAACCATTAATTTCAAAGGTGGTAGGGATATGATTGAAAGTAGACATCCACAGTACAAGAGTTTAGTCCAACAATGGAAAAGATGCAGAAATTGCTATCAAGGTGAGGATGCGGTTAAAGCTCAAGGAACAGATTATCTCCCAAAATTGTCCCGGCAAAGCGATGATTCCTATTTTGCATATAGGCAACGTGCGTCATTCTTTAATGCGGTCAAGAGGACTGTAGATGGGTTGACCGGGGCTGTAATGAGGCTTAATCCTGTGATTGAGAATGGTAATGATGAGTGGACTAAGGACATAACTGGAACAGGTGTGCATCTGAACGATTTTGTATTTTATTTGTTATCAGAGCAAATATTGATGGGCAGGCAGGGAATATTAGTAGATCATAATGGAGATAGACCCTATTTGACGGGCTATACGACAGAACAGATACCCAACTGGATGGATGATCGGATTATTCTCAAGGAGGAGTATAGAAAAACCAACCCTGATAATTTTTATGCCAGTGAGTATGAGACTCAATATCGAGAGTTATTGGAAGAAGATGGTAAATATCTGGTAAGGATATGGAAAAAAAATGCGGAACAAGTGTACAAGGTAGCTGAAGAGATATTACCAAGCCAGAGAGGGAAAACATTGTCCAGTATTCCCTTTATCGGGCTTTCAGTTGATGGTATTAACCTCAAGCCAGAAGTGCCTCCAATGTTAGGGTTAGCAGATATGAACCTCTCGCATTATAGGACGAGTGCAGACCTAGAACATGGAAGGCATTTTACCGCCTTACCCACTCCTTATGTAACAGGGGTAGATGCTGAGTCTGAGCTAAGTATTGGAGCAGAATCAGCATGGGTGCTGCCAGACCCATCAAGCAGGGCCGGGTATTTAGAATTCAGTGGACAGGGATTACGCGCTTTAGAGACCGCGATGGATCAGAAGCGTTCCATGATGGCATCACTTGGGGCGCAATTACTTGAAGGGCAAAAAGCAGGAGTGGAGGCAAGCGAAACACTCAGGCTAAGACAAAATAGTGAGATGTCTGCCCTAATGAAGGCGGTTAAGACTGTAGAAAGTGGCTTAAACCATGCGTTTGAATATATGACAGAGTGGGAAGGTGGTAACCAAATAAGTGTATCTATTAATACCGATTTCTCAGATACAAAGATTGACCCACAAGTAATGACAGCGTTAATGCAAGCATGGCAGTCTGGAGCAATCAGTCACGAAACGTTCTTATGGAATCTGAAACGAGGGGAGATTCTACCTTCTGGGGTGGAGATAGAGGATGAGCGAGATCGCATTAATCTTCAGGCAGGTATTATTGAGGAAGATTAGCGGTGGATAAGTTCAACAAGGTAGAAGTTCATGCGTCTGCTGTATCGGCAGAGTGCTTTGAAATGACAATAGATGATAATGAAATACGCAACATTGTCGAATGGGGCGTTGGTGGCAAAGCTGGTGAAGTGACTACGGTCACTATTAAATTTATTGCTGACGTATATCATGACGACTGTTAATGACAAAGCGTTAGACCAAATTACAGGTCATAGCGTTGATTTGCTAAGAGTTGATGCAGGACTTCGGGAAAAAATATTAGATGCACTGAATGTACTTGAGGAAAATCTAGTCAAAAAGTTGGAAAAAGCAAAGTTACACGAAGTTAAAAAAACAGCAACACAGAGGAAGAGACTTGAAAAACTGCTCTCTCAAACAAAAAAAACAATAAGCACAGCATACAACGATATAGACAAAATAGAGGATAAAGAACTTATTGATTTAGCGAGGGTGGCAGAGAAACAGGCTGTAAGGACGATTAATACAGCAATCAAGGCCAGCACTTTGAGTGTTGGAATGAGCAAGGAGATGTTAGAGTCTATAGGAAAGGACACCTTGATTACGGGCGCACCAAGCAAAGAATGGTGGCAACGTCAGTCCCAGACATTTGAATCAACGTTCAAGGATACAGTACGCCAAGGGCTATTGTCTGGAAAACCAACGGCAGAAATTGTAAGGGAGTTGATGGGAACAAAAACCGCAAGGTATAAAGACGGTAAACTAGAACCAAGGCGCAGGGGGGCAGAGGCATTAGTTCGGACATCGGTACAGGTGGTAGCAAATGAGGCAAGGCTGCAGACCTATGAAAATAATAATGACATCGTAAAGGGAATTGAGTGGGTATCCACTCTTGATTCTCGCACCAGTCCTATCTGCCGGGTACTCGATGGGCTGATGTGGGACAACGAGCGCAAGCCCATAAATCATTCAAAGAGCTTCCCCGGCGCAACCGCTCATTGGAATTGTAGAAGCACACAAGTTCCCATTCTCAAGTCATGGGAGGAGTTGGGGGCAAAAAAGAAATTTAAGGAGATACCAGAAGGAACAAGAGCCAGCATGGATGGACAGGTATCTGCTAAAGAAGGTTATGAGGATTGGCTGATACGACAAGGTAAGGAAAAGGGCGAAAAGTTCCAGAAGGACATTCTTGGTAAAGGCAAATGGGAGTTGTGGAAAGCGGGCAAGGTTGGGTTTACTGATTTAGTGGATCAGACAGGAAATCCGGTTTCGTTAGAGGTGTTGAGAGAGAAGTTAGGGATTGAGAAGGCAGGGGGGAAGAAGTTAAAGTTATCAGTAGCGCAGAATCAAGAGGCTT